ACCGGCAACGGGAAGCGGAACATGTTCTATCAGCTCGTCTCGCGCGGGGATATTCCCTACAACCGGATGCGCCGCTCGGATGCTCACGCGATGGGGGCGCTGCGGATTCACAGCATCATCAGCGGGAAGGAAATCACGCCGGACGAAGCGCGCCGGCAGTCGGCGGACAAGCGCGCCTACGACCAGAACTACGAATGCACCTTCGCGGATGAAAACGCCGCGCTACTCACGCAGGAACTCATCAGCGCCGCCGAGCGCGCGATGATCCCGATTGACGAGCAGGAGTGGAGCGTGAACAGCCTGCAACGGATGCACCGCGCCGAGGGCGACATCTACGTGGGGCAGGACTTCGCCCGCGTCGGCGACCTCTCCGTGCAGGCGGTCTTTGAAAAGGTGGGCCGCGTCAAGCGCATGATCGGCCTGCTCACCATGCAGGAGATGCGCATCAAGCAGCAGTTCGACGAATTCGAGCGGCTCGGCCTGCTCCCGAAATTCCGCCGCGCGTGCTTCGACATGACGGGCAACGGCCTCGGCCTTTTTGAAATGGCCGAGGAAAAGTTCGGCACCGACCGCATCGAAGGCGTGAACTTCTCCAGCACGGAACCCGTCACCGACCGCATTCGCAGCGAAGGCCGCAAGGCACCGACCGCGAAGGTCACGGAAATCATGGCGACAAACCTCGTGGCGGAGTTTGAAGACAAGACCATCGAAATCACGCCCGACCCCGCGCTGCGCGACGATCTGCGCAAGCCCGAGAAAATCACCAGCCCTGGCGGACGCGTGAGCATCGCCGCCGCGCGCGACGTGAAAGACCACGCGGATCGATTCTGGGCCATCGCCCTCGCCATCCGCGCGGCGCAGCAGGCGAACTTCAACGCCTCCATCACACTCGTCTGAATTTTCCGTGCATGACACCCGCATCCAAACACAGCCAGCACGAGCCAACGCGGCGGCGCTCGAATGCACGGAACCCGCGGCTGCGCGTCTCGCGCGATGCGGATGCGCTGCCGCATCCGTTCTTGCCCTCTTCCTTTCACCGTTCGGCGGCGATGCCTCCGCGTCCGAGTCCCACACCCACCCGCACCAGCCTGTGAAGATTCTCGAATCCATCCGCAACTTTTTCCAAGGCTCGAAGAAATCCGGGCAGAGCGTTTTCAACGCAATGTTCGGCAGCGGTCGCGACACGGGCACCTCGGAAAAGGAAGTCTCCGAGCCCTACAAGCACAGCCTGTGGCTGAATGCGGGGATCAAGCTCGTCACCTCGCAGCTCACGCGGATTCCGTTCGCATGGTTCGCCGATGACGCGATGGCCACACCTGCGGCCAATGATGCGCAGCGCGACGCCTTTTGGAAAAATCCGGCGCTGCGGCTGAATGAAACCGTGGGCAGCTCGGATGCGATCGAAGCCCTCGGCGGCTGGGCGCTGCTGACCGGCGAGATGTGCGTGGTGCTGCCGGAATCGTGGCTGGTCTCGCGAGCCGAACGCACAGAGCCTTTCCGCATCGTGCCGCCATCGCGGCTGCGTCCCATCCGTGAACGGTTCGACGGTGACATCATCGGCTGGGATTACACGGACAGCGGCGGCCGTCGCGAGATGCTCATCCCCGCGCAGGTGGTGCGCTCCATCTTCTGGAACCCGTATGACGACGCCCGCGGCCTCGGCGCATACGATGCCGCGCGGATGGAAGTGGCGGGGGATTACTTCGCCTCGCAATTCGCGCGGAACATGGCGGCGAGCAACGGACAGCAGGCGACCTACATCACCACCGATGGCGCGGGACTCCAGAAGGAGCAGCAGGATCAAATCATCGCCGCGCTGCGCGAAAAGCAGCGCCGCATCCAGCGCGGGGACTTCGCGCCGGTCTTTCTGAACGGCGGGCTGAAAGTCGAAGACCCGAAGGCGCGCAGCGTGGATGCCGCATTCATCCAGCAGCGCATCGAGCACCGGCACGCCATCGCGGCGGCGCTCGGCATCCCGATGAGCATGTTCGATATTGCAGCCAGCTACTCCACCGGCGCGGCGTCGGACCTTTACCGGCTCATCACCTGCACCTGCGAGCCATTCGGGCAGAAGGTCGCCGCACTCATCGGGCGCATCGAGGCGCTGCGCACCGGGCGCGCGCTGCATTGCAGCTTCCGCTGGAGCGACCACCCAATCATGCAGGAAGCGCGGATGGCGCGCTTTGAAGCGGCGGCGAAAGTTTGGGGAACCGGCATTCCGTGGTCCGTGCTGAATGATTCCATGCGGCTGGAGCTGCCGGAGTTCGAGGGCGATGACACCGGGTTCCTGCCGTTCAGCGTGCAGCCGGTTTCCACTGTGCTTTCGCCGGAACCGCCCGAGCCCGTGGTGGACGAGCCCGCGACCGTCTCCGAACTCGTGGACAAGGCGAAGCGGTTGATGAAAGTGCGGATCGTGGAGCTGCCAGTGAAGGAACTGGAGGCACCCGAGCCGCCCACGAAAGTCACGCCGCCGACACAAAAGGATTCCGTCGCGCCCGCCGCGGTTCAATTCGGCCAGCGCACTGCGAAAGCACGCGACAAGGGCCGTGTTCGCCTGTGGCAAAAGCACATGGCCTCGCAGAAGCCGTTCGCCAACAAGCTCCACTCTGCGCTTGGCAAGGTGCTCGCAAAACACCGGCGGCAGATTCTCGATCACGTCGCCAGTCTCGTGCCGGTGGATGCGATGCCCTCGAAGTCTCCGGCGTCCGTGACCAGGGGCGCGATTGATTTCGTTTTCGACCTCAAGGACTTTCTCGCCGGCATCCGCGGGGTATTTCGCAGCACGATCGCGAACACGCTCACGCAGGCCGGCGAGATGGCTGCGGAGGAATTCGGGGCTGGCTCGTTCACGCCGGCACTCGACTGGGTGCGCAGCTACCTCGACCAGAGGGAAAATCTCATCACGGACGCTGGCACGGCGACCTTCGAGCAAATCAAGCTCGGCATTCAGGAGGGCATTGATGCCGGCGACACGATGGACGAGCTGGGCAGGCGCGTGAAGGATGCCTTTTCGCAGGCAGACCGCGGGCGCTGCGAAGTGATCGCGCAGACGGAGACGGCCACGGCCTTCGGCGTCGCACGCCAGGCTTCACAGGAGCAGGCGGGCATCACGCACAAGGAATGGCTCTCGGCGCAGGATGACCGCGTGCGCGACTCGCACGGCGAGGTGGACGGACAGATCGTCGCCGTGGATGAGCCTTTCAACGTCGGCGGCGTGCAGATGATGCACCCGTGCGCGGACGGCGCACCGGCCCGCGAAGTGATCAACTGCCGGTGCATCTCCATCGGCTCCATAAAATTCGATTCCGAAAACGCCACTAACTCCGCAACCAACCACGACCATGACAAAAACTAAACGACTCCAACCGTTCTTTATCACCGGCAGCATCGACAAGGCGACCGGCGCAACGCCGCTCGACGACCTCGCGTCGCAGGGCTTCACCGTGCTCGTCCAGGGCTTTCACATCATCAGCCCTGGCACCGCGTGGAACGAGGCCACGGGCATCAAGATTCAAGACAGCGCCGACACGCCCGTCGTCTTCGCCACGATCGTGAAGGCCGCGCTCGCTGGCAGCAATGCGGTCGTGCAACCGTGGACGGCCACCCACGTCACGCTCGGCGCGGGATGGTATGGCGGCGGCACTGTGAGCAAGAAGCTGCAAATCCTGCCCTACGGCAGCACCGAGACGACCGGCACGAATCTCACCTACGCCATCTGGGGCGTGCGCTTCTAACCGATGAAACCCATCCGGCTCACATTTGCGGCGGAAACGAAGGTGCTCAGCGCGGGCGAGCGCACCTGCGAATTCGTCGCCAGCGATCAGACCGTGGACAGCTACGGCGAGATCGTCCGCGCGGCGGGCTGGAAATTCGACCGCTTCGCAAAAAACGCGCCCTTTGTGGATTCGCACAATTATTCCAGCGTCGCCTGCCTGCTCGGTAACGTCTCCGCCTGGCGCATCGCGGGTGACAAGCTCATCGAGGCCGTGAAGTTCGTCCCGGAGGGTGCATCGCAGCTCGCGGACTTCGCCTGGAAGATGGCGGTCGCGGGATTCCTTCGCGCCGTCAGCGTCGGCTTCATGCCGCTGCGCGTCCGCTCGCGCTGGCGCGACCAGGCGGACTTCACGGAGGCGGTGAAGGAGATGAAGCTCTCCGGCGAAGTCTCCGCAAAGCTGAACTGCATCCACTGGGAGCAGGACCAGACGGAACTCTCCAGCGTGCTCATCGGCGCGAATCCTTCCGCCGTCGCGCTCGCGCACAAGAGCGGCGCGGTCGCGGACGCCGACCTCGCGAGCATCGGCTTCCGCAGCGATGACGACATTTCCTTCCTACACGACAGCGCGAACGGATGGAACGCCGCCGACGCCACGCTGCGCAAACGCATCCGCGCCGAGCTGCGCGGCATCATGTCGCCCACCCTGGGCGCAACGACCTTGGCGCAATCCGCGCCTCCACTTTCCACGAACAGCCAATCCACCGCACCGGCAAAGACGCGAGACGCCGCTGCGGAAACGGATGCGCTCGCGCGCAAGGCGCTGCTCGCGGAACTCACCCGCACCGAGGCCAGCGCGGCGAAAGCCGCGCAGGCCACGGGCGGAAACTCCAAACGCTAGAACCAATCAAAACACACCAATGAAAATCGAAAACGCAGACACCATGACCGCGCCGGAATTCCAGAAGGCCGCGGGAACCGCACTCAGCTCCATCGCGGAGCAGAACGCCACGCTCGTCAAGAACTACGACCAGCTCCAGTCCGAGACGAAGAAGTCGATGGAGGAACTCACCAAGCTCAAGAACCAGTTCGACGGCGACATCAAGGGCGTGCAGAACGCGATGGCGAAGCTGAACCTGCACCTCGGGAACGAGCGCCGCATGGCGTTCGCAGACCCCGTGCAGCGCATCTGCCGCGACGTTGAGAAACGCAACCTGTTCGTCGCGATGCTCGCCAAGTCGCTCGGCGGCGAAGTCCTCGAATCCTGCGGCCCCCGCATTCGCGCCATCGCGAAGGGTCTCCGCATGGTCGATGGCATGGCCCAGCGCGACCTCGACACGGCCACCACGACCGGCCAGTCATTCATCGACACCAACGAGGTCGAGCGGGACATCTACGACGTGCTGGCGCTTTACGGCCAGTATCGCTCCGTGGATTTCCGCATGGTCGGAGCCAAGGCCACCGAGATCCCCATCAAGACCGTTCGCACCGCGATGGCCTTTGTGGACGAGGCCGCAGCCATCAGCGCCGACAGCGCGAAGGCTGGCGCGCGAGTCACCATCACGCCGAAGAAAATCGCGGGTCTCATCTCCGCCTCCACAGAGCTGCTGGAGGATGACGTGATTGGCGTTGTGCAGGACATCCTGAACGACTTCGCCGAGTCCACCGCCTACAAGCTCGACTGGATCACCTTCACCGCGGACGGCACTGCCGATGCCACGGATGGCGGATTCACGGGCATGTTCTCCGGCGGCACCGCCGCCGGTGCGGCATCCGGCAACGTCAGCGTCGCGACCCTCGACTACGAGGACTTCGTGACCACGATGGCCGCGGCCCCGGTCGGCATCCTCACCCGCGGCTGCAAGTGGTGGATTCACCCCACGCTGCTCGTGAAGACGCTGAAGATCAAGGACAACAATGGCCGTCCCATCTTCAACACGGCCATCGAGTCGCCCAGCTTCGGTGCCATCGGCAGTATCCTCGGCTACCCGGTCATCCAGGTTCCCGCCGCACCCAGCACGGACACCACGTCCTCGCCCATCGCCGCCTTCGGCGACCCGAACGCGATGGCGTGCCGTATGCGCCGTGACCTGCGCATCGACCGCAGCGAGCACTTCGCGTTCAACACCGACGAAATCACGTTCCGCGCGACCGTCCGCGCCGGCGCGAAGATCAAAGTCGCCACGGGCATCCAGGTGCTCACCACGGCAGCCAGCTAGTCCACGGACATGGCCAAGAAACCCACGCAGGAGGAGCCCAAGCCCCGCGCGCAGAATGCGGAGGCCGTCACCGTGAAGGTGGCGGTCGCCGCGCTGCACGAGGCCGGCACCACCTACATGCACGGCGAAACCTTCCAGACCACCGCAGAGCGCGCCTCCGCGCTCGGGCGGCTTGTCACTCCGGTGCTCGCCGACTGACCCATCACAGCGCGCCGGCGGCGTTCAACCCGCCGCCGGTGCCGCTCACCTCCAACCTTCACCTTTCAATCCTTGAACCTCATCCTCGGCAACCGCACCAAGCTCAAGCAATGGCTCCTCCCGGAGACATGGCAGGAAGAGACGCAGAAGGATGATGTCATCGACCAGCTCGGGCTCGGCGTCGCGATGGCATTCGAGACGCACTGCAACCGGAAATTTTTCCGCACCGCATCCGAGACGACACTCCACCCGGCGAACGAGCGCACGCTGCTGCTCGCCCGCTACCCGCTCGATGCCAAGCCCACCGCCGAGATGCGGGGCAGCGGCAGCGACACTTTCAGCAGCGTGAGCGACCAGATCGTGCAATGGCGGGCGGACACGGGCGCGCTCATCTTCAGCGGCGAAGTCGGCGGCGAGGAAGACATCCTGCGCATCACCGCGACCGGCGGCTATTGGTTCGATTCCACCGAGGACGCCAGCGGCGGCTCGCTGCCCAGTAATGCCACCGCATTGCCGACCGCACTGCAAAGCGCATGGCTCATGCAATGCCGCCACCTTTGGACAACACTTAAGATGTTCGCAAACACCGGCGACACCGCCGCGGTGCAGAATTCGCACCTGCTCGGCGGATTCGACCTGCTGCCCGTCGTGGTGCAGATGCTCGCCCCTTACCGGAGGTTCACAATCTGAACATGGCCGCGCCCTGGTCACTCACACTCACGTTCTCGCCCGAGGCGGTGCGCACGATGGCGAAGTTCGCCGCGATGCCGGAGCGGCTGCCGCGCGCAATCATGGCCGGGCTGGATGCCGCGCTGGAGGTGGGATACCAACAGGCGCTCAAGACGAATTTCACCGGCAAGGGGCCGTTCCCGGTGAGCGAGAAGCGGCTCGGCGTGAGGACGGGACTGCTGCGCACGAGCTTTCGTCGCTCGCCCTCGCGGCTGGAGGGCGCGGGCATCACCGCCGCCATCGGTAGCAACACCAAGTATTGGTTCGCCCACGAATTTGGATTCGACGGACAGGTGAGCGTCGCCGCGCACACGCGGCAGACGGCCGTGAATGAAAAAGGCGCGCCCGTGCGCGTGCGCACCGCGCGCCGCTCGAAGAAGCCGCACACTTTCCGCACCGGCAACGTGTCGGCGCACAAGCGCACCCTGCGCATCCCCGAGCGCGCACCGATGCGCACGGGCCTCACGGCGCAACTGCCGGAGATGAACCGCATCCTCGGCGGCGTCATCATCCGCGACCTGAATGGAGGGCCGGCCAAATGAGCATCGCCAGCAGCCGCCGCGAGCAGTTGGACATCGAGGCAATCCTCGGGTGCATGGATGAGCTTTCCTCCGTCAGCGTCGCCTCCGTATTTCGCGGCGTGACCGAGAGCGAAGTGGACGCACTGCTCGCGGGCAGCGCGGTGAAGTCAGGCAAGCTCGCTGGCGCGATTCTGCTCATCGCGCAGCCGCAGGAAAAGCCGCACGACAAGGCGGACACGGTGCTAGTGGACAACCGCGAGCACATGGTGCGCATCATCGAGCAGGTGAAGGTGAACCGGAAGCCGGGATGGGAGTCCGACGATGCAAAGCTGGCGTGTGGCCACACCGCCGACGAGCTGAAGGATCTCGTGAAGCAGCGCCTGCACAACCGCCGCATGAGCGGTGCGACGCTCATGCACGCCGGCACCGAGGAGTTTGCCGACACCAAGGGCGGCTACGGATGGGATGTGAAATTCCGCATCGTCGTGCAACTTGCCTCGGAGAATCGCGCCGCGCCCCCGCTCATCGCAATCAGCGGAACCACGGTGACGCTCACCGGCACCGGGACGCTTTATTTCACCACAGACGGAACGGCTCCGGTGCCAGGCGGCGCGACAGTGCGCATTTACAGCGCGCCGTTCACGGCCGCGAGCGGCGACATCATCCGCGCGTCGGCTTTCGACACGAACCGGCCGCTTTCAGACTTCCAGCAGAAGACGGTCGCGTAAGAGCGAACGTCCAACGTCCAACATCCAACGTCCAACGTCCAAAGTAAGAACCAACCAACACACACCACATGAGCACCAACTACCTTCCTGCCCAGCGCATCTCCGAAGATGCCAAACTCACACTTCGCGGCACCGCTTTTGCGGCGCGCGGGGACATCAGTGACAAAGTCATCCGCGGATACGTGGAAGTGCCGCTTTCCAGCGGACGCAAGCGCAAGGTCATCTCGGATGTGGGGTATCAGTTCACCATTCCGGTGCTCTGCACCTTCGCCGCGCTGCTGCCGCTCTTTACCTCGTGGCAGAAAATCCGATACGGGCAGGCGGTCGCGCCCCGGCCCATTCCCATCACGGAGGTGAACACGGACAACAATTTCACGGCGGTGGCGC